ACTCTCACAGAATATTCCGTCACTCTTGCATTCGATTATCTGACCCTTCAGGATACTACTGGAGTTGCAAGTGCAAACATCGGTGCTGGTATTGGTACTGATGCTGGATTTTCAATTCCTGNGTGATCTAATTAATCTGATCTAATATTACCCTCGCGGTAAAATCTTATACATATAGTAAAGAGTTTACCAAAAGGGTTATATTATGCCATTAGATATTTTCGGATTCAGCATCGGAAAAAAACAACCTGTTGAACCAGAACAATCAAGAAAAGAAGAATCCTTTGTAATTCCAGACAATTATGATGGAACATATACATTGGAAACTGGTGGGGTTTTTGGAACCCTCATAGATTTTAATGGATCTATAAAGGGTGAAAATCAATTAATAGGTCAATATAGAAACTCATCACTGTTTCCTGAAGTCGATCAAGCAATTGAAGACATAGTTAATGAATCAATAGTAATGAATGATGATAAAAAACCCATCAAACTCGATTTAGCAAAAATAGATCTTTCAGATAATATCAAAAATAAAATGTATGCAGAATATGATAGTATTCTCAAAATGTTGGAATTTCATATAAAGGGATATGATATTTTCCGAAGATGGTATGTTGATAGTAAAGTCTACTATCATATGATCATTGATTCTGAAAATCCACAAAAGGGAATAAAAGAACTCAGAGCAGTGGATCCGATTAAAATAAAGAAAATTCGGAAAGTAAACAAAGAGCAAAGACGAGTGGGTAATACAACAGTCCCATTTGTGAAAAGCGTGGAAGAGTTTTTCGTATATACAAACACAGATAAAAATGCATCAGTACAGACTCCAAGCCAGGGCATAAAGATAGCAACCGATTCAATTTGTTATATTCACTCCGGCGTTATTGATTATAGATCAAACAAGGTGGTTGGATACCTACAAAAGGCTATTCGTCCTCTCAACATGCTTCGTCAAATAGAAGATGCAGTTGTTATCTACCGTGTTTCTAGAGCCCCAGAACGTAGAATTTTCTATGTTGATGTTGGTAATCTTCCAAAGAATAAAGCCGAACAATATCTTAGAGACATCATGAATCGTTATCGTAATAAATTAACGTATGATGCAAACACTGGTGAAATTAAAGATGATAGAAACCATCTCCACATGCTCGAAGATTTCTGGATGCCTAGACGAGAAGGTGGTAGGGGAACTGAAATTACTACACTCGATGGTGGACAAAACTTGGGTGAAATGGAAGATGTTAACTATCTTCTCAAGAAGGTTTATCGTTCTCTGAATGTTCCAATTTCCAGAATGGAAACAGAGTCAGGTTTTAATATGGGAAGATCTGCTGAAATTACCCGTGACGAGGTAAAGTTTTTCAAGTTTATTGAAAAATTGAGAGTTAGATTTTCCGATCTTCTTCTTCAACTTCTACGAACCCAACTTATATTGAAGGGTGTGATGTCAGAAGATGATTGGAAGAAAATATCATCAGATGTTCGATTCAAGTATAATCACGATTCATATTTCAGCGAATTAAAAGAAGTGGAAATATTGAAAGAACGATTAGATATCATGAGTCAGATGGATGAATATGTTGGTAGATATTATTCTACCGAATGGGTAAGAAAGAATGTTCTTCGACAGTCCGACGAAGAGATGAGAGCAATAGATACACAGATACAAAAAGAAGCCCCACCACCCGGAGAAGGGGAAGAAGAGGAAGAAATGCAATGAAAAATGAAAACATTGGTAAAATGGTCGCTTCAATCCTAAACAACGATAAGGATGAATTTTCAGATTCATTTTCAGCAGAAATGAGAGACAGACTTGCCTCTAATGTTTCTGATAATACTCTTGATGTTTCCAAGAATATATTCCATTCAAACGAAGAAGAAAAAATTGAAGAGGCTAAAAATGCACCAACAGAATACACCCTCAGAACACCTGCTGATGCTAAGAAATTTCTAAATGCAGCACTCAACTCTGGTATATCTAAGAGAAATATATCAGTTAAAGGTAAGGTTGTGACTGTTTCCAAACTAACAAGAGACATGGCTGAAATTATTCAGTTATTAGCAAAAGACATGGTTAAATAAAGGATAAAACAATGGGTATTATAGTATCTCTACAAGAAACAATAGAAACAGAAAATGAATCCCTCTTTGAAGCCAAAGATGGCTCAAATATACATATAACACCAGAGGATGCATATTCTTTGGTGTCTGTTCACGACAGTCTGAGTTTAGAAAATCAAAAAAAGATGAGAGACCTATTAGAGGAATCTGGCGACAATTTCTTTAAAGTCCTTTCATTTTGCCACGAACGGTTCATAGAGGAGGATTAATATGTCCACAGATAATATAATTCAACATCTACTCAACGGTGATATCACATCAGCAAAGGTGGAAACAGAGAGTATTCTATACAACAAGATTCAAAATGAACTTGAAGCAACAACTCAACTTGTTACTTCTGAGGTTTATGAGGATTCAATCGGTGTTGCTGGTATGATTAAACAAAAGATGATTGAACGAGAATCTACAGAGGATGACGATTCATGAAACTAATAACAGAAATGAACGAAAATGTCCACTACCTCATAGAAGAGGATAATACTGGAAAGAAAAATCATTTCATCCATGGCGTTTTTATGCAAGCAGAGCAAAAGAATCGAAATGGTAGAATCTATGAATTGCCTATTTTAGAAAAAGAAGTAACTCGTTATAATAATACATTCGTTGCTAAAAATCGTGCGTTAGGAGAACTAAATCACCCCCAAGGTCCAACAGTGAACCTTGATCGAGTTTCTCATATGATTAAGGATTTGAAATTTGATGGCAATGATGTGATTGGTAAGGCTAAACTATTAGATACCCCAATGGGAAACATTGCAAAAAATCTAGTATCAGAAGGCGCACAACTTGGTGTTTCTTCCCGTGGTATGGGTTCTTTAGAGGAAAGAAATGGAGCCAATTATGTAAAACCAGACTTCATGCTTTCTGCTGTTGATATTGTTGCAGATCCTTCTGCTCCCGGTGCTTTTGTAAATGGGATAATGGAAGGGAAAGAATGGATTTGGGATAATGGTATTATTAAAGAAAAGACAATTGATGGTTATAGAGATTTAATTGAGAAGGCTTCTAGAATAGAACTAGAAGAAAAGGCTATTTTTGCGTTCAAAGATTTTCTCTCAAAAATATAAAATTATAAATATAAAGATACAAGCAAAATAGTTCAAACTAGTAGTAGAACTAAATCCAAAAGGAGTTTAACTATGTCAAAATATGACGACGCTCAAACGTTACAAGAGGCTGGGAGCGAAACCCCGACTCTCGATACTAAATCTGAAGAAGATCCTAAACTTTATCAGGATGCAGAAGGTGGTCATGCAAAGATTGACACCGACAAGGGTACTGAGGGTAAGGACAAAATGAATAAAGCATCTATTGCCGGTAAGGCTCCCGGTGCTGGTATTGAAGCACCTGTTCCTAGTGGAACTTCACAAGAGCGTTTAGAGCATCATTTAGATGCTCTCTTTGATGGTGAGAATCTTTCAGAAGGTTTCCAAACCAAGGCTGCAACAATCTTCGAGGCTGCGATCAATGAACGAATTTCAGAAATTGAAGAAAATCTAATAGAGCAATATCAAAATAACCTTGATGAAAATATAGAAAAAGTAACAACTGATCTTTCTGAGAAGTTAGACGATTATCTAAGTTATGTTGTAGAGCAATGGATGGAAGAGAATACAATTGCAGTTGAAAATGGTATTCGCACAGACGTTGCAGAAAACTTCATCTCTGGACTTAAAGTTCTCTTTGAGAATTGTTATATCGATGTTCCAGAGAGTAAGTATGATCTAATTGATGAACTTACTACTACTAAAGAAGAACTAGAAACAGAGTTAAACGAGGCACTTCAAGTCAACATTGACTTGAATAGTGAAATTCTCCATCAACGTGTTGGAGAAATCTTCCACGAAGAGTCTAATGGTTTAACTGATGTGGAAGTTGAAAAACTTGCATCATTATCAGAAGGAATTGAATTTGAAGACGAGAATCAATATCGTGACAAGATTTCAATCCTAAAAGAGAGTTACTTCAGTGATGATCCAATCATGACAGAAGAAACTGAAACGTCATCCCCCCAAATATTAACAGAAGGTCCAATGAACAAGTATATGAATACAATTTCTCGTCATACTAATTTCAATAAAGTATCTTGAAAGACTAGAAATTTATACATAAAAGGACATTATCATTTACGAGTCTATAAGGAGAGTCTATAATGGATTTCAACCAAGAAAATAACACACCCTACGATATGCTAGCCGAGAAGTGGTCTCCAGTTCTGAATCATCCAGATCTGCCAGAGATTAATGACTCCTATAAGAAGAAGGTAACTGCTTGTCTCTTGGAAAACCAAGAGCGCGCATTGCGTGAGCAAAACCTGAATGAAATTACCAACCAGATGGGTGGTGGATTTAGTGTATCCGCTGCTGCATCTAACACTGGTAATCTCGCAGGTTATGATCCTGTTCTTATCTCATTAGTACGCCGTTCGATGCCAAATCTAATGGCATACGATCTCGCAGGTGTGCAACCAATGAGTGCCCCAACCGGATTGATCTTTGCTATGAGAGCAAGATACGACAACCAGAGTGGTGCAGAGGCTCTCTATCAAGAAGCATTCGCTAAGTTCTCCGGTGCTGGTGCAACATCAACTGGTGCTGCATTCAGTTCTACTGGTGGTATTGATCCTACTGGTAGTCCTTCTCTTACCGGCTTCCGTGCAATGCTTACTGCGACTGCTGAAGGTTTATCCAACAGTGGTGACATCTTCAAGGAGATGGCATTCACCATTGAACGAGTCGCAGTGGAAGCAAAGACTCGCGCCCTCAAGGCTGAGTACACAACTGAACTTGCTCAGGACTTGAAAGCAGTT